CTTCTATTAAGCAGCCAGAGCGATAGCCACAGCGGCGTCGTCGCGCAGTTCCTTCACGCCGTACAGCATGTCGGCGGTGTACAGGGTAGCAAGGTATTCTTGCTTGTACTGGGTCTGCGAACGGACACCCATCTGCTCAGCCAGCACGAAAGCGTCCTTGTGGAACATCAGGGCAATGCGGGCATCGCCGGTAGCGGTTTCGCAGTTAGTCGACACATACACCTTAACGCCGTACACGTCACCAATCAGGCCGTTACGGATGGTGTTGTTGCCGCCCACTTCACCCGTGAACGACTGCTCGGTGAAACGAGCCAGACCCATCAGGGTGTTACGGGCAACAGGCGGGATCACCAGATAGCGACCGTCCATCGGCACGTCAGCGTCGTCCAGCTTCTGGATAACCTTACGGATAGCAGCATCGGTCAGAGCAGCTTCGTTAGTACCAGTGTACAGCGTAGAGCCATCCGAGCCAATCACAGCCTTGTCATAAGCGATGGTGCCGTTGCCGCCTTGCACGCCTCGGCCCAGTTGCAGCAGGTGCGAGTCCACTTGCTTAGCCAGAGCGTAACCGGCATCAGCGGTGTAGAAGCGACGCAGCGAAGCCAGGGCTTGCACTTCGGTGATGTCTTCGATCAGACGGCTGTACTCGTAGTGCTTGTCGATCAGCACTTGCACTTCCGACTCGGTAGCGGCCTGAAGGGTCACTTGCGTTTCGGTAGCCTTAGCGTTAGCCACGCCACGGGTGGGCTTCGGGATGTGCAGGGTGTCACCCTTCTTACCACGGAAGCTCATCTTCGTGACCAGCGGGGCCATCACGAGGTTCGACTTATAGGCTGCAATAACCTCATCACTCCAGATTTCAGGAATGAACGTAGCAGCACGGGTGTTGTTAACGGAATTGGTAGGAGAAAATTCACCGGCCATGATAAATACCTTTCAAAATGATTTAATACACTTACTTTACTCGTCCCTGTTGGTATGCGGCCATGATTTCTTCAGATAGAGCAGCATAACGCTCAGGGTCACGAACCATAAGATCAATGATGTCGCTTCGACGATAGATTTTTGCTGATCGTCCTTCAGCAGAGCCTTTGGCACTGCCCGTAGAGGCTTGTTTCACAGCTTGTTGACGCTGTTGTTTCTCCACGGCCTTGGTGCTTTCAACAATCGACTGTCGTTCTTTGAACGAAGACAGAAGTTCATTGGCAGCTTCAAAGTCAAAAGCCTGATCCGCACGAACAAACAACTCTTGACGCACCTTAGATTTACCAATCCACTCAGCGAACTGAGGATTAGCGATGACTTCTTGGAAGTCAGGATGTGCGGCCTTGAGCGTAGCCAGTGCTTCAGCCTTTTTAGTGTTTACCAGCAATTCTTCTGCTGCCTTGATCTTGGGATGTTTCTCAATCGCCTTACTAATAGCAGCATTAGGGTCCGCAAAGAAGTCTACGTCTTCGACATCTTCTTCAGGGGCTTGTTTTTGTTGTACTTTACTGACGGTTTGGGCCTTGATAAAATCATCCACCAAACGACGAAGTTCTCCAACCTCAGAACCTTGACGACCCAGAGCCTTTTCAGCCTCCATGTGCATCCGTGCAATCTCTTTTGCAGACTTACCTCGATATTTCTCAGGAACATCGTCATCAGGTGCTTGCTCTTGTGCGTCACTCTGTTGAGTTTCCTCAGAAACCACTTCAGTTTGTTCTTCTTGGTTCTGTTCTTGGTCGATTTCGTTTACGTTTGAAGCGTCCTGATTTTCGTTCAGGTCTTCGTCAAAAAAAGTTGCCATGTGTCTTATACTCCGTGGTCTTTTAAACCATTGTGGAAGAAATTTATAACGGTTAGCCTTAGAAGGCTTCGTTACGTTTACGCTCTTGATCCAGTTTCTGTTTCCTCTTTCGTTCCCATTGCATAGCAGCCCCTGGAAAAGAACCTGTGGTGCCTTCCAGCATCACACGAGGAGTAGAAATCAAGCGTTGAGCTTCAAGGTCACACTCAGGGCAGGGTTTGCTCCGTACTTCAGAGTCCACAAAAGCCTCATGAGTGTGTCCTTTATCGCATTGGAAATCAAATATCCGTTTCATCAGTCATTTCCTTGTGTGCTGCCTCTAGTGCAGTTTGAAAGTTAACAATCCGATTTAGAACTTCTAGTTGACCTTTGCGATAATAGAAGTCATTTGCGTCCTTGACTGTCATCAAATCAGACATGAGTGCTTTATTATCCTCCATGTCCTCTTGAAACTGTTTCCAGCCAACGGAAGCAAACAACTCCCAGTAATTATCAAAGTATTGTGCGGTGTCTTTATCCACTCAGGAGACTCCAGTTTATGTTATTGTTGATTGTTCTGTTGCATCTGAAATAGTGCAATACGTTCGTTAGACTCGATATCTCGTTCCTTAAGCATCAGGTCAGCAATTTTTGCTCGACGCTCAAAGTCTTTAGACTCGTTATCTTCATTCAGGTTGTTAGACAGAGCAGCCACCAGCTTAGCACGGGCAATCTCAGGGGCAATC